CCACTTTATGTTGAAGAACTTCCCGACTTCTCATTGAAAGATGTAGAAGATAAAATAAAGAAAAATATTCGTGACCATGATGTAAAATATGTATTCCATGATTACATACATACAAGTCTTAAAATTTTGGAAGAAATTACCAGACGTTCTGGTGGTGTAAAACTTCGTGAAGATAATATTCTATTTATGTTATCCACAAGATTAAAAGATATATGTAATCAATATGGAGTATTTATTATGTCAGCCACTCAGCTGAATGGCGATTATCAAACAAGTGAAACTCCCGACCAAAATCTGTTACGTGGCGCAAAGGCTATTGCGGATAAGATTGACTATGGTGCAATTTTATTAAATGTAACGGATGATGATTTGGTTAAATTAGATAAAATATTAACAACTAATGTTTTTGAAAGACCAACAATTAAAATGTCAGTTTATAAAAACCGTAGAGGCAGATATAAAGGCGTTTATTTATGGTGTAAAGCAGATTTAGGTTGTTGTCGTATTAAACCAATGTTTTGTACTAAATACGATTATGAGATAGTTCAAATCGACGATATGAAAATCTTGTTGAATGACGAAGAAAGTGCATTTTAAAGGAGAGATATTATGTTTAAAGAAAAAACAGTAAATGTAAAAAACAACAAAAAACCTATGAATAAAACTCAGAAAAAACCAGAAAAAAGAAAATATACTTACATTCCTAAAAACAAAGATGAAAATATCGTAGTAAAACCTCATGAAGATGTATTTAAATATAAAATGCCAGAATATATGGCAAAAGCGTATCTGAAAGACCGCAAAGGTTCTGATTTAAAAATGGACGCAAACGATTTTCTGTGTAAAGTTGTAAATGATAATTTTGGTTTAAAAGGCAGATGTGTTAAAGTACTGAGATATTAATAAAAGAGCCTTTTGGCTCTTTTATTTTTATTTAAAGGAATGATAATATGCTTGTTTATGATAAAGTTGAAATAAGAGAATTATTAAGTTTAGAAGATATTTATAATTTACTTCGTGAATGGGGAGGAGAACCAGAATTTACAGATTTTGGAATTTTATCTACAACCATTTGTCATAATCAACCAGGAGAAGGTAGTAAAAAATTATACTTCTATGAAAATAGTGGATTATTTAGATGTTATACTGGTTGTGATAGTTCATTTGATATTTTTGAATTAACTATGAAAGTATTTTCTATTCAATATCATCAATCTATTGATTTAAATGAAGCGGTTAGGTTTATTGCTGCAAAGCATGGTATTGGTGGCAAATATGAAATTGGTGATAAAGATAATTCTCTTGTTGAAGATTGGACGGCATTGTCTAATTATGATAGAATTCAAAGTATTGAAATAGCCGAAAAAAAATCAATAACACTTAAAGAATATGAAAATGAAATTCTTGATAGATTTAATTATACTTTAAAAATTACTCCTTGGCTTAAAGAAGAGATTAGTCAAGAAGCGATTGAAAGAGCAAAAATTGGATATTATCCAGGAGGAGAACAAATTACTATTCCTCATTTTGACCAAAACGGTAGATTTGTAGGTTTAAGAGGTAGAACATTAGGGCAAGAAGAGGGCGAGTTATATGGTAAATATAGACCGCTTAAAATAAATCGCCAACTTTATAATCATCCTCTTGGAATGAATTTATATAATTTAAACAATGCGAAAAACCAAATTAAAATAATTAAAAAAGCAATAGTATTTGAAGCAGAAAAAAGCGTTTTAAAATATCAGTCTTATTTTGGATTCGAGAATGATATATCAGTTGCTTGTTGCGGTTCAAGCTTATCGGCTTATCAAGTTCAGCTTCTTATGGAAGCGGGAGCAGAAGAAATTATAATTGCTTTTGATAGACAGTTTCAAGAAATTGGTGATGATGAATTTAAACATTTGAAAACAAATTTATTAAAACTATATAATAAATATAAGAATTTTGTAAAAATTACAATTATATTTGATAAGAATAAAATTACAGATTATAAATCAAGTCCTATTGATGAGGGTAAAGAAAAGTTTTTGAAACTGTTTAAAGAAAGGATTGTCTTATGAAAGGTATTATTTGGTATAAAAATGATAGAGAAAAAGCTTATGAATAGTTAGAAAAAATTGCCGAAAATTATAAAAGAATGAATATTTCAAATACAAGAATTATTCGTTCAAATTTTGATAGTTTTGCGGAATTTGAAAATGGTGATAAATGGAAAATCGTTAAAGCCAGTGAAGCCGGTCGTGGCAGTTGTTGTAATGTTTCATATGTAGAAAGAAATATTGACTATGAACTTTATAGGAATATAATTTCTCCTTGTACAAAAAGCCTTCCTTATACAGCTATTCATTTTTGGGGAGAAGGAGACCTTCATATTTCTGCGGAACCTCCTTTACCATTTTAAAGAATTAGGTGAAAATTAATTAATGTATTTGAAACAAAAATTAAATAATAAATAGGGGATTGATACCTTGAAAGGAGGTTGATTTCCAATGCGTTATCAACTTATAAATCCTGTTGATGAAAGCATGAGTGCATTAGAACAGGTTTTATTTAATAGAGGTATTAACCCCGAAGACTTGGAAAGATTTAAATATCCAAGTAAAAATGACATTATTGACCCTTTAAAATTAGAAAATATGACAGAAGGGGCAAAAATGCTTATTAAACACGTCAAACAAAATGATAAAATCTTCATTCAAGTAGATAGTGATGCTGATGGATATACATCTGCGGCAATTTTAATTAATTACTTGAATTGTCTATTCCCCCATTTTGTTTAGACAAAAATTATGTATCGTATCCACGATGGTAAGCAACATGGATTGCTAACCGAAACAATTCCCGATGATGTGAAACTTGTCATCGCACCCGATAGTTCCTCTAATGATTATATTCAACATGAAGAATTATACAATAGAGGAATTGATGTTTTAGTATTAGACCACCATGAGGCAGAAAAATATTCTGAATATGCGTGTGTAATTAATAATCAAATGTGTGATTATCCAACTAAGGCATTATCTGGGGCGGGAGTAGTTTATAAATTTTGTTGTTATTTAGATAGTTTAGTTGGTACAGAATATGCTGATGACTATTTAGATTTAGCAACGACAGGAATAATAGCAGACGTAATGCCTTTAAAGGATTTTGAAATACGTCATATTATTTTAAAAGGAATGCAAGGTTTTAGAAATCCACTATTGAAAACTATGGTGGCAAAAGATGAATTTCATTTTGGGGGCAAAGCATTAACACCATTTAATATCGCATGGTATATTGCTCCTTATATAAACGCGATAACTCGTTCTGGTACTGAACCAGAAAAAAAAGTAGTGTTTGAATCTATGATTGAATTTTTAGCATATCAAACAGTTCCTTCAACTAAAAGAGGTTGTAAAGGACAAGTTGAAACACGAGTAGAACAAGCGGTTCGTACTTGTACTAATGTTAAAAATCGCCAAACAAAAGCAAAAGATAATGCGATTTAGGCCGTATTAAAAATTATAGAAGATGAAAACCTACTTGAAAATAAAATCTTAGCAATTAGATTAGACCCAAAATATGCAGTAGATAAAAATTTAACTGGTTTGATTGCAAATGGATTATTGGAAACCTATTGTCGTCCAATTCTTATCTTGTATCAAGTTAAAGAAGATGGAAAAATTAAATGGTAGGGTTCCGGCAGAGGATACGATAAAGCAAATCTTGGTAGCCTCAGAGACTTATTAGAACGTTCTGGACTGGTCGATTACGCCCAGGGACACGCACAAGCATTCGGCGTTTCTATTCCAGAAGAGAATTATGATAAATTAGTTCAATACGTTAATGAAGCATACAAAGATTTCGACTGCACTCCCATATATTCAGTAGATTTAATTTGGAATGGCGAAAAACAATTATCTTCACAAGCATTCGCAGAGATTGCCGACGAAGAGAAAATTTGGGGTAAAGGGGTTGAAGATCCCCTCATTGCAATTGAAGGCTTACGAATATACGGAAAACAACTGAGACTGTTTGGTTTGGAAAAAGGCAAACCCACTCTAAACATTCAGCTTGAAGACGGGAGTTCGCTAGTCAAGTTCAAGTCGTCTGAAAAAGAATATGAACTTTTACATTCAGATTTAGGTTATGTAATTATTAACGCAGTAGGAACTTGCACGCGGAGCAATTGGGGAATTCCGCAGTTTATGATTACCGATTATGAGATACTTGGAAGAAATGATTATTATTTTTAATTACATATCCCGACTTGTTGCCTAATAACAACAAGAAAGGAAAATGAAAAATGAGTAAAAAAATTTTGGTAGTGATTTTAACCTTAACTACTATTTTGTTTACAGGTTCGGCTTTTAGTAAAACTGCTTCCGCAGAAGACCTTATTCAAAACAGTGGATTAGAATTAAATGAAGATTTTGAAGTTAAAAAATTAGAATATTTTATTGATGAAGATATTGATAACTATTCCTTGGAAGATTTACAAAATCTAATTTTAGTTCAAAAAGATAGACAGCTTAAAGCGCATCAACTGGCTCAAAATGCTCGTGCTTTAAACTGGCCTGAAACTTCTAAACCTGTTGTTTTTGCAAAAACAGAATGGAATAATTCTCAATTAAAAATTGATTATTATCAAAATAAATATGATATTAAATATAAAAATTCTGAACAAAGAAAATGGGAAATTAAAGAAGGAGAATATTATATCGCCACAAAAACTTGGAGATATATGAAAAGTTTAGGTTGGAATGACTATGTATGCGCCGGTA